GATCGGGCGCCGGATGCCGCCGCGGGCGGTGCCCGTATCGTGGCGGGCCTCGGGCCCGGTGACGCGCTGGACGATCGTCGACCCGACCGTGCGCACGGTGACGGCGGCGGCGGCGTTGCGGAGCGGCACGTCGCCGGCGGCGGTGCGCCGCCAGGGCTTCCCGTCCGGGCCCTCGCCGCGGGCCACGTGACCGGCGATCACGTCGGCCACCGCGGCGGCGGCCACCGGCAGCGCGCGCTTGCCCATGCCGGCGAGGGCACGGATGCGGGCGGCGCGGGTCTCGAGGTCGACCTCAGACATCGCTGCCGCTCCGGTTCGCGTCCTCGTCCATGCCCGTGTCGGCCTGCAGGTCGAACGCCACGTATGGGGACGTCTCGCTGTAGCCGTACGGGCCACCGCGGGCGATGGCCGTCGCCGACTCCGTCGACCGCTGCGGGAGCTCGAACTTGCCGGTGTCGGAGTCCGCCGCCTCGGCGACCTCTGCCACCGCCGCGTCGCGGTCCTCCTTGTAGAGGATGAACTGCGGGTCGTCGGGGTTGACGCCCTGCTTCACGTAGGCCCGGACGGTGACGATCGCGACGAGCCACCGCACCACCGCCTCCGGCGGGTTCGTGGTGTCGAACGGCACGTCGTACCGCTTCGCGAGCCGGCTGTCGATCCCCCGGGACACGCGCGTCAACTCGCCGTCGATCCACCCGGGCGCCTTCGCCTCGAGCTCGTCGACGACCACGCCCGGCATGAGCGTCGCGGCACGGAAGGCGGTCAGGCCGATGTAGGGGGTCGACGCCACGTCAGGTGTCCCTGATGCCCCGTGCCCGCGACGACGTCCCGCGTGTGCGGGCGCCGTGGCGGGCCGGGGGTGTCGTGGGCGTTGCTCAGACCGCGGGGACGCGGAAGAGCAGGTACGGGTGCCCGTAGCCGACCGTGTTGCGGCCCGCCGTCGTCCACTGGAGCATGCGCGTGCGCGCGAGCTCGGCCGAGGTGATCTCGTTGTGGTAGACGATGTTGAAGGGCTCGCGGTCGAGGTAGAGCAGCGCACCGAGCTCGTTGCGGTCGATGCCGGCCGCGATGATGTAGTAGGTCGTATCCGACCCGCCGAAGTTCGCGCCGAGCTCGTCCGCCTGGATCGGCTGCCCGATGCCCCAGTTGCGGATCACGGCCTCGACGTCGGCGCCGCCGCCGCCGGACGCCGCGGCCTGCGCGAGCAGGCGGGCGTTCGTCAGCTGCTGCGCGCGCGCCATCAGCGCCGGGGGCACCATGATGCCGACCGGACGCAGCTTGCGCGGCTCCTGGCCGTTCGCCATGGGGATGCCCGCCATGTAGGCGAAGACCCGCTGCAGGTTGTCGAGGGCGGCGTCGAGCGTCACCGACGTGTCGATCTTCGCCGCCGCGCCGCCGAGCGCCGCGCCGGTGAGGTCGTTGGCGAAGGTCCCGTCGTCCGCGTCCACGCCGTTCACCGGGTGGTCGGTGTCGAAGAACTTCTGGCCGTCGTAGGTCAGCGACGTCGCGTCGCCGCCCTTGCGGATCGCCGTGGCGACCATCTTCTGCGGGAAGTACGCCGCGAGGATGCCCATCTGCCGCGACCAGTGCGCGGCGATGTCCATGCCCTCGCCACCGGCGATGCCGTTGAAGAGGTCCTCGAGCTTCTCCTTCGTGATCTCGAGACCGGCCGCCGCGAACTCGTTCTCGAACTCGGTCGTGATGGCGACGACGTCCTCGAACGTCATCGAGCCCGCCTCCCGGCGCTCGAGACGCGCGGTGTCGAGGAGCCAGTTGATGCGCTCCTTCTTCGTCAGCGAGTCGGTCCGGCGTGCGACCTTGTTCCACCACATGTCGGTGACGAGTCGCTCGTACTCGTTCGTGGTGATGCGGCGCATGTTCGTCTCGAGATCGAAGACGAACTCGGGGGTGATCGCGGTCATGTCCTGGTTCTCCTGGGGTGTCGTCGACGTGCCGCCGACGGTCGCTTTGAACGCCCGTGCCCGCGTTGCCCCGTGGGGGCGCGGCGGGCCGGGGGACGGCTGGGTTAGCCGTCGCCTATGTCGTCGACGATCAGCCGACCAGCTCCACGACCACGGGGATGCAGACGAAGCCGTTCCCCGCCGTGTAGGTGCTCGTGATCTTCTCGTAGGTGACCGTCTTCCCGGCCTCGAGCAGGAAGGCTTGGATCTCCGTGACCGTGTCGACCTTCGGGCCGATCGTGCCCGCGAAGACGCCGGCGGTGCCGATGACCGCCGTCGCCTCGCCGGCGGCGCCGCCGATCAGATCGCCGGCCGTGCTGTAGCCGGTGACCGAGGACGCGATGCCGATCGTCGAGGCGCTACCGCCCGTGAAGCCGGTGGTGATGTCCCAGAAGAGCGGCCCGGCGAGCCGGAGGCACATGCCGGCGGGGACGGTGAGGAGGACGGTGGCGTCCGCCATCGTCTTGTCGATCGCGAGCTTCATCACGAACGACTTGTCGGCCCGAATCCAGGCGCCCGTGCCGGCGCCGGGCGCGACCACGAGCTGCTTGTTCTCGTCCGACGTCAGCACCGAGGCGCTGTCGAAGCGCCACAGGCTGTTGTCCGTGCGGACGAGGACGAGGTCGCCGTTCGCGCGCGCGGACGCGGCGATCGCGGCGAGCGCGGTGCGGTCGGCGACGCTGCCCACCTCGGTCGAGGACGAGCCCGAGGGCCCGGTGACGGCCGGCCCGGCTTCGACGAGCACCTTCGTGCCGTCCGCCGAGACGTCCCACACGCGGCCCGCCTTGCTGTGCGACGTCGACAGCATGGTGACCGTGGCGCCGTCCTTCGCGTAGCACTCCGAGAAGACGTCGCCCTGGTCGACCTCGTTCGGGTTGCTGTCGTTGGCGAGCCAGTTCGCCTTGACCTCGCGGAAGAGCTCCACGACGGTGGTCAGCGTGCCGTCGCCCGTCACGTTCTCCGTGAAGTAGCCGATCGGCAGGAGGGACGTCAGCGCCGAGGGGTCGCCGTAGAGGAGACCGTCGCCCACCTTGCCGTAGGCGACCTTCCCCTTCACGCTGATCTCCGACGTCGCGAGGGCGCGACGGATGCGCTGGAAGGTGTCGTCCTTGCGCTTGCGGAACGTGGCGGTCATGTGATCTTCTCCGTGTGCGGACCCCTAGCGGGGCCGGTGCTTGTGAACGTGGTCGTGAGGGGTAGGGTGGATGGGGCGCGGTTCAGGGGGTCTTCGGCGGTTCCGGGATCCGGGCGCCGAGGATGAGCTTGTGCGGGGTGGACGCGACGCCGATCCGCGTGGGCTCCATGCCCATCGCACGGTCCATCGCAGACTTCGCCTCGGGCGACTGCCGCGTGGCACGCTCGCCGTCCGGCGTGCCCTGGCCCGCGCCGCGGGTCGACCCGGGCGTGGCGGTGGCCGCCGCCTCGCGCGCACGGGGGGCGCGCGGCGTGGTCGGGGTGGGCAGCGACGCGACGATCGCGCGGACGGTCGCGACGGGCGCCTTCGCGAGCGCGTCGCGCGTCGCCTGCGGGTAGCCGTCGGGGAGCTGCGCGATCAGGCCGTCGCGCTCGGCGCGCTCGGCCGCCGCACGGGCGGCGCGCGCCTCGCGGAGGGCCGCGTCCGCCTTCGACTCCTTCGCGGGGGCCGGCGGGGGCTCGGACGGGGCCGGCGCGGTGTCGTCGTCCTCCTCGTCGTCCGCCGCGGCCGGGTCGTCGGCGAGCTCCGCCTGGAGCATCTTCTTCGCCTTCTTCGCCTCGTCGTCGTCGCCCTCGGCGAGCTTGCGCAGGACGGCGATCGCGTCCTCGTACTTCTTGGACGCGGTCGGGGCGGCGGCCGCGGGCGCCGGTGCGGGGGTCGGGGTCGTGGTCATGGTCGCTTTCTCCGTCGTGGCCCCGCCTACGGTGGCGGGTGCCGGCAAAGTCCCGGCGGCGAAGCCACCGAGGAGGGTGTCGAGGGTGCCGATGTCGTCGACGAGGCCGGCGGCGAGGGCCGCGGGCCCGATCATCACGCCGGCCTCGAGGGCCTGGATCGCCGCGACGTCGAGGCCGCGGTGCGCGGCGACGTGGGCGAAGAAGAGCTGCGCGAGCGCGTCGACGTTGGCGCGGGTCGCGGCGATCGCGCCCTCCGACGTTTCCACGTGCGGGTTGCCGTCGGTCTTCCGGGCGCCCGAGGCGACCAACGTGAAGGCGACGCCGAACATCGCGTCGCCGGCGCGCGCGTCGACGAGCGCATCGAGCACCCCGATGCTGCCCACCGTGGCAGATGCGGGCGCCGTGATGTGGTCGGCCGCGCACGCGAGGGCGTACGCCGCCGACGTGCACTGGCCCTCGACGTAGGCGAGTAGCGGGATGCCCGCCGCGTCGCACATCGACCGGATCGCCTGGCACGTCTCGAAGAGACCGGACACCAGGCCGCCGGGGCTGTCGATGCGGAGGCACACCGCGCGGGGCGACTGCTCGATCGCCTCCTCCACGTAGTGCCGGATCGCGTCGTAGGACGCGCACCACCAGGATTCGTGGTGCATGAGCGGCCCGTAGACGTCGACGATCGCCACGCCGTTCACGACGGCGATCGCGGGCTCGTCCTTCCCGGGCACGTCGAAGAACGCGCCGTAGGCCCGGGGGTCGAGGGCGAGGGGTCCGTGCGGACGGAAGGAGACGCGCTTCGTAGTCATCCGGCCACCGCCGTGAGGTGGCGCCGGCGACGTGCGGCGGGCGCGGGGAGCGCCCCCTTGCCCTCGCCGGGCTGGGGTAGGGCCGCGGCCGCGGTGGCCGTGGGGATCGCGTCGGTGAGCGGGATGCCGAAGTGCGCGGCGATCATGGTGACGTCGACGTCCTGACCGGTGCCCGCGAGCGCCGACCGCCACGCCGTGATCGCGTTGCCGAGGGCCAGCAGCGCGTCGGCCTCCACCTTCCGGTCGCGCGGCGGGGCCACGTCCCACTCGACCGTGGGCGACTCGGCGAGCGCCGCGTCGATTTCCTCGTCGGTGGCGTCGGGCGGGAGCCACACGGTCTCGACCCACGCCGGGAGACCCTGCGTGTTGATCGTGTAGGCCAGGCCCTCGGCCGTCGCCTTGATGAGGTCGGCGCGGATCGACTTGTGGATGTCGCTGTTCTGGAAGCCGGCGCCGCCGTCGGTCGTGACCGTCTGCCCGGCGACGGCGATGATGATCTCGTTGTTCGAGTCCTCGATCGTGTCGTTGAACGAGTCGGCGCCCTTGCCGTTGGACTCGAGCAGCTTCACGTCATACCCGGGGGTGAGGCCGAAGACCGTGTTCACGCCCCACGCCATGACCTTCTGGAACCAGGACTGCTTCTGCGTCTCCGACGCGCCCTGCGGCGCGACCGCGACGCGTGCCGGGTTGGCGAGCTTCGACTGCCAGTTGTCCCGGTGGAGCGACGCGTGCTCCTTGCGGATGAAGGCACGCCCGACCGCGCGCCATAGGCCCGTCTGCCAGGGGGCGTTGCGGCCGCCGGGGATGTGCAGGATCCACTTGCCGTCACCGGGGGTGATCGGCAGGAGACCCGCGATGGACCGGAAATACCAGCGGTTCTCGTTCCACCGGTAGACCAGGAACTCCGGGTCGAGGCGGACCAGCACCGGGTACGCGCGACCCGCGACGGGCACGAGCTCCCCGACCGCCACCCCGAGGAGTTCGGCGTCGGCGGCGAGGAGCGCCAGCTCGGAGGCCGGGAACATCTCGTCGAACGCCGAGCGGGCGTTCGTGCCCCCGACCTGCAGCGCGTCCACCATGTCCGTGCGGCCGCGGAAGCGCTTCGGCAGTCGCACGAGGCCCGCGGTGCGGGTGGACAGGACGCCGGACAACACGCCGTCTTTCCGCGCCGCGCGCATCAAGCGCGCGGCCCCGGCGATGATGCCGGCGTCGGCCTGGAGCTCCGCCGCCTCGACGTGCGCCAGGTACCAGCGCGTCTGGGAGAGGGGCGGGGGCTGGAGCTGGCCGCCGAACGCCTCGCGGATCGCGTCCACCGTGGGATCGCCGAGCGACGGGACGTCGGAGGGCGCCAACGCGTAGGCCGAGATGCCCAGCAGTGCGGCGATGCGTGCGCGCCAGCTCACGCACGCACGTATAGCGGAGGCGCAACGTCCCGCGCGCAAAATGCACGCGTAACCCCGCGCACGTCCACGGTTACGTTACGGGTCGCCCCACGATTCGGCGGGGATGCCGTAGCATTCGTGCAACCGGACGCGGTGCGCCGGCGAAGGGCGCTGGACGCCCGACGCCCACCGGGACACCGACGCCGACGAGGCGCCCACCCGGGCGGCGACGTAGATCCCCCGCGTCCGTTGCAGGACGGCGCGCAGGCGCGCGCGACCGTCTACCCCCGGCGTCGTTCCTCCCACGCGTCCTCCGCGGCGTACGGGTCGATAGCGGACCCGATCGTGTCCTCCTCGTCGCGCGCCAGGCGACGTACCGCCGGCGATGCGTCGACGTCGTCGTCTAGGCGGAGCGACAGCGGCTCGTACGTCGACAGCGCGAGTGCGTCGTAGTGGTCCGGGGACCGGCCGAGGTCGCGGCGCAGGTCCTCCTTCGCCGTCACCTTCACCTTGCCGGCCGCCGTCGTATACCACTCGACCGCGTGGAGCTGCTTCTCGAGCTTCGCGTGCGGGGGAAGCGCGCCGCCGGACCGCACCCACGCCTCGAGCGACGCGGTCAGGACGTCGCGCTGGCGGTGGTACACGGCCGGGTCGCGCGACGCCGGGCCGGACGCGGCGACGCCCACGAGCTCGAACCCGCCGTGGGCCGCGACGTGGGCGCCGAGCAGGTTGTAGAGCTTCGTCCCGATCGGGCCCTCGCGGTCGAGCACCACGACGGGCTGCTCCCGCGGGTGCGCCTTGTGGGCGTCGATGAAGCCGAGGAGGTGGACGAGGTGTGCGGCCTCGTTGAGCCCCAGGAACTCCACGAGCTCGAGCACCTTGAGACCGCGGCGCGCACAGAACACGGTGTCGTCGCCCTCGCCGGTCGGACCGGCCGGGTCGATGCCGATCCACAACCGGCCCTCCGCAAGCGTCGACGACCACCGGGCCCCGGCCTGGGTGATCGTGTCGATCGAGAAGATCTTGCCGTCCTCGCGCGTCGGGAACTCGCCCTTGACGCGGACCGCGTACATAGGTGACGTCTCGCCCCACTCCTCGCGCTTCTCCGCGATCCACTCCGGTGTCGCGAGCCCGGGCACCGGGGGTTCCGCCCCGGTGACGTTCGGCGACTCTTCCGACGAGACGGTGATGCCGTGCCAGAAGCGCGACTTGCTGTGGAACGCGTCGAAGAACACGCCGGACGTGCGGGTAGGGTTCCCGAAGAGCACGATGCGCGCGCCGCCGGCGCGGTTGCCCTCCATCGCCTCGAAGATGACGTCCGGCACGCCCGACGCCTCGTCGATGAGATAGAGCAGGTTCCGGCCCGAGATGCCGGCGACAGCTTCGGCCTCGCGCGCCGTGAACCCGACGATCTCCCGGAAATCGGGGGACTTGAGCCCCGTGCGGGCGAGGAGCCCAATGTCGCCCTCGATCACGCCGCTGTGCGGACACGGCGCCTTGAGCGTGCCGTCCGGGTCGCCGCGCTTGCACGCGAGACACACCCCCGACCGGGCACGCATCATCGACAGCTCGCGCCACAGGATCTCGTCGACTTGCCGCGCCGTGGTCGACGACATGATCGCGCGGGCGTCGGGGAAGGAGCAGTAGAACCAGAGGGCGATCCCGGCCGCCGTGTGCGACTTCGCGATCTTGTGCCCCGACTTGACCGCGACGCGCGGGTGGTCGCGGACGGCGCAGAGGATCTCCCGGGCGCGCGACCACGGGTGTACGCCGAGGATGTCGTCGAAAAAGCCGATCGGGTCCGCCTGGTACCGGGGCGACGGGAACCGGATGCGGTGCGCCGCCTCGGCCGCCTCGCGCATGATACGGATCGCTTCGCCGCCGAACGTCAGCGGCTCGTAGACGGGGCGACCGACGCGGCGGCCACGCTGTCGCGTCTCCTCGGCCGTTGACCGCGTCACGCGCCCTCCGTGCCGAGCTCCCGCTCGAGGTCGTCGGCGAGCCCGGGGTAGCGCTCGGCGAGACGGGCGAGGGCCCGCCGCACCCGGATCCACGCCGGGTGCTCGCGCAGCACGCGGTCCTCGAGCAGCTTCGCGTTCTGCTCGATGCGGTCCCGGAGGGCCAGGGCGGCGACCTCGGCCTGCTGGAAGCCGCGGAGGATGGCGGGCATGAGCCCCGGCGTGGCCGCGGCGGTGCGGATGCGACCGATGAGGCGGTCCACCTGTTCGATCGTCGACGTCGACGGGTCGAGGGCCCGGACGTCGTCGACGAACGCCGCGGGCGGCGGCAGGGCCGGGCCGGTGGGCGTCGGCGCGCGCGCGGCGGGTCGCGCCGCCGCCGCGGCGGGCGCCGCCGTCCCGGTGTCGTAGCGGTCCCACGCGTCGGGCGGGATCTTGAGAACGGCGAAGAGGACGGTGCGCGCCCGGGCGCCGGGCGTGTCGACGCCGCGGCGCCACCGGGAGACCGACATCTTCGACGCGCCGACCCGGCCTGCGATCGCCTCGGCCGAGCCGGGGGTGTCGCACAAGGCGCGCGCGCCGATCGTGAGCTTATGTGCCACCGTCCTAGTAACCTCGCGTGTAACCTGCCTACTGTTACGCGTAACCTGCCGGGGTTTTTCTCCGGG